GGCCTACTGGCTCATCACGGAGCGCACATTTGACGGCTACCCATCGAGTATTGAAGTTATGCGAGTCGAGGACGTAATCGACACCCCGGCAGTTTTTGTCGGTATCGCAGAAAATTACCAGCCACCCGCCGACCCTTTCTACTATTTAGCCAGGCAAGTGCCTACGCGTGACGTTATCAAATTTTACGGATCCGGTGAGGGCGGTTGGTTAGCAAACGGAGCCACAGCAATATCGACCGCCGCAGCTCTCGAGGCCGCTACCCTTATGTACTCCGAAACACCTATCCCCACAGTCGCGCTAAAAAACTCCGGGCCAGATCTACCAGCCGAGCAAGTCGATTTGCTACTCGCAGCATGGGAAGAAGCCAGAGCCAACCGTGGCACGGCATACCTCAACAATACGATTGACGCCCAAGTCATGGGATTTAGCGCTCGAGATGTGCAGCTTGTTGAGGCTAAAAACCTTGCGGCAATCGCAATCGCTCGCCTGGCTAACCTTGACCCGGTATGGGTCGGAGCAGGAATACCAGGTTCAAGCTTGACCTACGCAAATAGAACCGACCTTTATCGAGGTTTGCTCGACACAGCACTAAGGCCAATCATGAGCCTATTCGAGCAGCGCTTATCCATGCCAGATATTACGCCACCTGGTCAAATTATTAAATTTGATACCACGGCCTTCCTACGCGCTAACCCAGTAGAACTAGCCGACCTCATTACCAAACTATTACCACTTGGTGTACTTACCGAAGAGGAAGCCAAAATGGTACTCGACCTACCAACCTTAGGAGTGTTTAGCATGACGACAGGAGCAAGACGATGAAGCAACTTAACACAGAATCTACCGTCGTATTCCAAGAACGCGAAAGTAACGAAGGCGACATCGTAGGCAGCGGTCACGGTATGGCAGTTCCGTACGGCACAGAAACAATAATCGGTGGCGTCCGTGAATCGTTTGCCCCTGGATCATTCGACCTAGACAATGTAATCGGCAAGCCACTCGCCTACCGTCATGGAGAGCCCGTCGGGATCATTACCGGAGCCGAAAACCGCGAAGACGGACTCTACATCGACTTTGATATCGTCGACACCACACTAGGACGCGACGCCGCAGTACTAGCCAGGACTAACACGATCAAGGGCCTATCTGTCGGTTTCAACCCGCTTAAATCCGTTATGAGTAAAGCCCGCGACGCAATTCAACACACAGCCGCGAACCTATTAGAGGTCTCGCTTACCCCTTACCCTGCCTACTCCACCGCTGGAGTTAGCAGTATCCGAGAAGAAGAAGAAGAAGAAGGAGAAACAATGTCCGAGACCATGGACTCGACCGAGCAGGTCTCGGTCGATCAAGAAGCCCGCGAAGCCGTAAAAAGCCTCCGGGAAGAAGTAGGCACCATTCACGCCCGCGTATTTACAAGCGAAGCAGCCGAGCACCCACTCGCGAAATACCGTTCATTCGGTGAGTACTCAAAAGCAGTTTATGCAGGCGAAGTCGAAAGCCGCGCCCTGGTCGACCAGATCACGGCAAACAATCCAGGCGTAATGCCCCCTAACTGGTCACTACAAGTCCGGGGAATTATTGACCTTGGACGCCGCGTCATTACTGGCGTGGGTGGCCCAGAGTCAGCAGGCACCACAGGACTTGACTTCAACTGGCCTTTCTTCGACGGTACACTTACCGATTATGTCGAGGCACAGGCTAGCGAAAAGGGCGAAGTTAACTCAGTTCGCATTGACCTTGAAAAAGGCACCGCGACACTTGCAACTTACGCAGCCGGTTCCGATATCTCGTACCAGCTTCTAGAGCGCTCCAGCCCAAGCTACCTCGACGCACACAATCGCGTCATGCTTGCGTCATACGCAACAGTTACAGACCGTCAATTCACCAAAGACCTTTGGGACGACGGTACCGGAATCCAAGATTACGACTTCGCCGCAGACACCACAGGCGCAGGTTTCCGCGAAGCCGTGTTCGGTGCCTCGGTTACTTGCGAGGACGCTACCGGAGTACCTGCTAGCGCGGTATTCGTATCTACCGCCGTGTTCAAGAAAATTGGTGGCTGGTCATCATTCTTCCCAGACGTATACGGAGTCCAAAACGTTTCCGGTGTGGCAACAGCTAGCAGTCTTCGCGTAAGTGTGTCAGGTTTGCCAGTAATTCGGGCAAAGTACCTTGACACTAACGCCGCTTACAACGCAGTCGTAACTAACGGTGAAGCAGCTCGCTGGATCGAAGACGGCCCACGTTTGGCAACAGGCGAAAACGTGGCGCAACTGGGACGCGATATCAGCATTTATGGTTACGGCACTACCGCCGCATACCTGCCTGCTGGCATTGTCCGTATGACAAACGTTTAACTGGAAAGGTAGCCGATTAGCATGGCACTCGTCACAGGCGAAGAACTTGCCGACAACTTGGATATCGAGTATTCCGGGGCAGCAATCCCGACACTCGATCAAGTTGCCGATGCCGCCTCACTGCTAATCGGCTACCTCATTACACCCACAGCGCTTGAGGACGAACCCTCACCTTGCAAGGAAGCCGCCATGTCTGTAGCCGTAGAAATGTTCCAAGCCCGGTCCAGTGCCGGTGGAGAAGCAATCTCAGTGGACTTCACGCCAGGGCCCTACCGTTTATCGGTTTGGCTTACCCGTCGAGTTTCCCAAGTCATAGCCCCGTATGCCGATATGAAAACTTTTGTCGGATGAGCCTTGCAACAGAAAGCCGCGAAACAATAATCGCAGCTCTCACAGGACACGGGTACAAAATCTATGACACGGTACCAGCAACACCCATAACCCCATCAGTGGTCTGCGTACCAGACTCTCCGTGGATTAGGCCCAGCCGTTTAGGGTCAAATCTTAACTATGAAGTTAGGTGGAGAATCCTTATAAACATTAACGCCAGGGTGAACGAATCCGCCACAAAATCCACAGAAGACGCCGTCGACGCCCTACTCGTAGAGCTTCCCGATACTGTCTTAGTGGAACTAATAAACGCCCCACAGCTTCTAAGCCTAGGAGCTCAAGGCACAGTCATGTCAACCGAAATAAACGTATCTATGCAAATGAAAGAGAGTTAGCCATGCCCGCAATATCAGTAGCCGGAGCCGCGTTCGTCGTCGAAATCGGTACACCAGCCGTTCAATACGAAGACCAAATTACGTCCGGCACAATTACCACAAGCCCAACAATCGTGCGAACAAAAACGCTCTCAAGTGTTGCGTTTGACCAAACCGATCTCAACAGCACAATGTCGCTCGAGTTCCTTTACGACGAGGCCAGCGGAATCTACGACGCCCTACAGACGGCAATCGCAGCCGCTACCCCTGTAGCCGTAGTAGTTTCAAGCGCGGTCGGATCATGGACAGGCGCTTCAATGTCCATTGAGTCAGCCGAGATTACTTTTGCGGCCGACGGTATTGCGACCTGCTCAACGTCCTTTACCGGCTCCGTAGTCTTCGCTTAAGGTCTAGGGGGAAACCATGTATCCAAAACTAAAAATACAGGTCGAAGGTAAAGAACCAATTGAAGTTGAGACTTTACCAGTTGACTTCATGATGTATGAAGAACTACAAGGTAGCAAAGTACCAAGCGAGCAAGGTTTAAGGCTAACTATCGCCTACTATTATGTAGAAGGTAAAGAGCCGCTAAACCTTAACCAGGTGAAAACGTGGGCACGCTCGACACGCTGCACAGTAGAAATCATGAGCGAAACCGTGGACCCTACCCAGACGGAAGCCATACCCGCCTAATAATAAAAATGGCTCTCCGTACAGGCTGGACAATAGAACAAGTCAAAGGATTAAAACCCCGCGAAATAGTAACCATATTAGAGGAGTTGAGTTAACCAGTGGCAATTATTGAATCCTATGTTGGAGGACTCAATGAGTTGCTACGGGACTTTTCTAAACTGGGTAAAGAGGCACAAAAAGAATTACGGCAGTCTTCTAAAGTCGTAGCCGAGAAACACATGGTACCCGCATGGAAAAATGCAGCTCTCAATTATGCTGGGCCCTGGGGTGAAGATATAGCCGACAGTATTCGGGCCAAAGCGGATCGAGTCCCAACTGTGCTTATTGGTGGCAAACGTAAAACTATGCGAGGCGGGGCTACCCCTAATATGGTGCGTTACCCGTCAAGTACTGGCAAGCGTGGCGATTCTTTTGCACCATTTGAAAATACTGACTGGCTAGGGCAAACCCGCAACTATCAAGAGCCAGCCCTTGAAGAGTGGTCTAGAGCAGTTGACCGCATAGCCGCAAAATGGCTGGTCATGTAATGGCATTTAATGGCGGCAAAACCTTAACAATTTATGTAGCGGCTGACCTGAAAAAGTTTAACTCTGGACTTAACCAGGCGTCTAACGGTTTAACAAGCTTCTCTATGTCGCTAAAAAACATGCTCGGCCCTGCCCTAATCGGTGCGGGTGCAGCTCTCGGCGCCCTAGCTACACAAATGGCGGTCGACAGTGTCAAAGCCGCCATCGAGGACGAGGCAGCATTAAAGAAACTATCTACTACTTTAGATAATCTTGGTCTAGCACACGATCAACCTATGGTAGAGAATTTTATAGGCACCCTTGAAAGAGCGACCGGGATCGCTGACACAGAACTTAGACCCGCTTATGACAGGCTAATTCGTAGTATAGGTGATACTGCAGTTGCTAACGACATGCTCAAGCTCAGCATGGATATTAGCGCCGGTACCGGAAAAAGTCTCCAGGCAGTAACCGAAGCGCTCGGTAAAGCATACGACGGTAACTTTGTGGGACTCACAAGATTAGGCGCCGGAATAGATAACGCCATAATCAAGACCGGCGACATGAAACAAATCACCGCCGCACTCTCAGCCACTTTCACAGGACAAGCCGCCACAAGCGCCGCCACTTACGAAGGTCAAGTAAAAAGATTAAGCCAGGCAGCAGATAACCTGAAAGAGGCTTTTGGTCGAGGTTTACTAGAAGGTCTAGGCAACACCAACGACTCAACCCAAAACCTTGTAGACACTATGGCAGGACTAGAAAAAGGTATTGGTGATCTGTCTCGCGGAGCCGGTATTCTTATCGGTGATTTAGCGGATTTAGTCAACTTTACAGACGATAACGCAAAAGCTTCAGATGAGGCCGCAGAAGACCAGAATTTGCTTACTAATGCTGTTAAATTGTATGCCGCTCAACTTGGCTTAATTATTCCGCTTATAAGACCAGTGACTAGCGGATATATAGAGCAAGGCATAGCCGCCGGAGAAGCTGCAATACTTATCGACTCACTTTACGACTCCACAATAGCATTAGCAAAGGCACAGTATTACGCCGCAAATTCAGCAAACACTAGTAAAAAATCTTTAATATCTTCCGCTTATGATTCTGGCATAGCAGCAAAGCAAGAAGCCGAATATATCGAGCGCATGACTAAACTTCTTGGGCACGTTCCCCTGGCTTATCAAACCGCCACAGATGAAACTAAAAAAAATACAGGCGCGAAACGCGACAACAAAACAGCCACAGACGAGCTAGAAAAAGCACAAGAAAAATTAACTGACCGGTACACCAAACGGTCAGAAGCCATGAACCTAACAGAAACACAATTAAACACTGAAATACAATTGTTAAAAGACGCTCGTCAAGCCGTGGACGATTATGTAGACAGCACAGCCAAATCTATAAACACAATCGACCTTGGCAGTATCTTTGGTGGAGCAATAGGCGAAGACGGAAAATTAATCGCCGGTGACTTTATTGCAGGGTTCAACACGGCTGTAGACCAGGCGCCTTGGTTCGGCAACGTACTTAATGCACTACAAGACCGCAACGTAGATCAAACACTAATCGACGAACTAGCAAGCCTCGGCCCAGCCGTAGGCGGTGGAATTGCACAAGCCATGCTAGACGATCCAGGCGGCCTATTAGAA